ACGTGAGACTGAAGCAATCATCCCAGACCTACTAGAACGTGTTTGGGAAGTAGATAACAACAAAGCAACAGTCCTATGGGAAATGGGTCAACAGGGAACAGTATCTGGTGACTGCTTTGTAAAGGTTGCTTACGAAGAACCTTGGGAAGACTCTTCAGGTATGAAGCACCCAGGACGTGTTCGCATCCTTCCACTTAACGCATCGTTTGCGTTTCCAGAGTTCCACCCGCATGACCGCGAGCGCCTTATCCGTTTTAAGTTAAAGTACCGTTTCTGGGGAACATCACTAGAAGGTACACGTCAGGTGTTTACGTACACTGAAATTCTTACAGACGACAGTATTGAGGAATACATCAATGATGAACTTATTGATTCGCGCCCTAACCCGCTTGGTACTATTCCCGTTATTCATATTCCAAATATTCGTATTAGCGGTAGCCCTTGGGGCCTTGCTGACTGTTTTGATATCATTAATATTAACCGTACTTATAACGAGACTGCTACTGACATCGCTGACATCGTTAATTATCACGCTGCTCCCGTCACAGTCATCATTGGTGCCAAAGCTTCACAATTGGAAAAGGGCGCTAACAAAGTCTGGGGCGGTCTACCAAAAGACGCGAAGGTAGAGAACCTAGAAGGCGGCTCACAAGGACTAAAGGGCGCTATGGACTTCCTAGCAATGCTCAAGAAGTCTATGCATGAGATGGTTGGTGTTCCTGAGACCGCACTTGGTCAGGCACAGCCTATTTCTAACACGTCAGGTGTTGCGCTATCCATCATGTTCCAACCTTTGATGAACCGCTACCACCAGAAGATTATTCAGTACGCACGTGGTCTAGAGCTGATTAATCAGCTTATTATCCGTAGCCTTGCGGTCAAGGAGCCAGAGATGCTTATCTGGGACCCAACACGTAACGTGAAACTTAAGACAGGTCAGGTAGACCGTTTAGACCCTAACGACCCACTTACTTATCAAACCTACGTTCACTTCCCTCAACCTTTGCCATTAGATAAGTTGATTGCGCTTAACGAAGTTCAATCTATGTTGTCCCTAGGCCTTGAGTCTAAGGAGGGGGCACTCCGCTCACTTGGTGAGTCCTTCCCAAGCGATAAGCTTAATGAAATTCGTCAGGAACTTATGGATGACGCTGTGGCTGATGGAGCCCTTAAGCTTCTCCAGACCCAGATTGAACAAGAAATTGCTGAACTTACAGGCACTATGCCTAACCCAGAAACTGGAGGCAAGCCAGGCGCACCTCTAACAGAGGGTGCAATGGCAGGTGCTCCAGCACTACTACCAGGAACGATAGACGAGGCTCTGATGGCCGCCGATATGGGCGAAGCAGACCTACGTAATAAACTGGTAACAGAAGCTTATGGCACGGTCCTCCCACAGAGGCGCGTACCAGAAGAGTACGAAAAATAAAGGTTTACCCTGACATTTTTTGTATTAACAAAGACAATAGATACAACGTTTGGTCATATGTGTTACGCCAGTAATGGCATTCGGAAAACGACCCCTAGGAGAAAAAGGAATCTTGTATGGAAACAGCAGGACTAAATGCAGAGGCTTTTGCAGCTGAAGCAGGAACCGTTCCAGTCGTAGCTGAGTCGTCAGGCAACTCTGTTGTCGCTGACGCACCTACTACTAAGGCGACTTCCAAATTTTATACGGAAGAAGACCTGGTTAAAGTTCGTAGCCAGGAGAAAGAAAAACTCTACCCTCAGATTGATAAGCTGAAGGAAGAACTAGATGGCATTAAGAAAGAGCGTGAAGCAGAACTTGCTGCACGTGCTGCAGAAGCAGAAGCTAAGGCTAAGCAACAGCAGGAAGCTCTTGAGAATGACATGGATGTTCGCTCTTTACTTAAGACTAAGGAAGCAGAGTGGCAGGAGCAGTTGGAGCGTGAGCGTCAAGAACGTGAACGTGCCTTCGCTCTTCTGGAACGCGAAAGAACTTTTGCTGACCTGCAGAACTACCGTTCACAACGTGTAGAAGCAGAACGCGAAAACATTATCCCAGAACTTGTAGACCTAATTAGCGGCAATACCCGCGAAGAAGTAGAAGCAAGTATTGAGGGTTTGAAAGAACGTTCAAACAAGATTCTTGAATCGGCGCAGTTTGCAATGCAAAATGCCCGCAAAGAAATGACGGGGACAAGGGTAACCACGCCCCCGCTCGGACCAATGGACGACAATTCGGAGCAACGTGCGTTAACGGCTGAAGATATTCAGTCAATGTCGATGAATGATTATGCAAAATACAGAGAACGTATCATGAGCGCTACTGCTCGCGGTAAGTCTCGCGGCTTGTTCGGGTAAATCCCACAATCCCAAATCCAACCTACAAGGAGTAAACAACTAAAATGGCATCTGGTATTACGGGTACTGGCAATTTAGCCGCAGCCCCAACAGCGTACTCAGGTACAAACACACAGTTGACTCAAGCGATTCAGACAATCTGGTCAAAGGAAATCCTTTTCCAGGCTATGCCTATCCTTCGCTTCGAGCAGTTCGCAGTCAAGAAGACTGAACTTGGTGTTGCACCTGGTCTACAGATTAACTTCATGCGTTACAACAACCTCGGCTTTGCTAACGCACTTGTCGAAGGTGTTCGTATGCAGACAAATGCGCTTACAGCACAGCAGTTCTCAATCACAGTAACAGAGCATGGTTATGCTCTTGCTGTATCTGAGCTTCTTCTTAACGCATCATTCGATGACGTAATGGCATCTGCTTCACGTCTTCTTGGTCGTAACATGGCTATCTACCTAGACCAGCTATCACGCGACACACTTTACGCAGCGACTTCAACCATCTACGGTGAAGACCGCTCTAACCTCTCAGCAGTAAACAACTGGTATGCATATGGCACAAAGGGTACAAACCGTGCAAGCATGACAGGTAACTTCCTCCTAACACCACATACTGTTAAGGATGTTGTTGAGACCCTAGCAACAAAGAACATTCCTCGCCTTGGTGAGACCTATGTTGCGTTTATCCACCCACACCAGAGCCGTCAGCTTCGTGATAACCCAGAGTTTATCGAAGTAACTAAGTACGCTGCTCCTGGTAACTTCATGCTCGGTGAAGTTGGTCGTTTGTACGACTGCGTATTCATCGAAACAACACAGGTACGTAAGGTAGCTGGTGGTGCAGGAACTTCTTACACCGCTGACTCAGCAGTTGCTAACCCAACTGTTACACCTGGTGGAGGTTACATCACTCCAGCACAGTTCACAGGTAATGGTGGTTCAGACCGCTATGACGCTATCTTCATTGGAGATAACGCATTCGGACACGCAATCTCTCTACCAGTTGAACTTCGTGACGGTGGTATTCTTGACTTCGGTCGTGAGCACGCACTTGCTTGGTACTCAATCTTCGGTCTTGGTCTTATTACTGACCAGTCTGTTGTTATTGCAGAAACCAACTAATCCACAGACCTGGGTACGTCTAAAAACTGCCCACTCAACAGATACTAATTAGGAGAATACACATGGCAAGACAAGTAAAACCATCAGACGTTACAGGTCGCGCACGCGAGAAGCAGATTGCTGAAAACGCAGAAATCATGCAGGAACGTGCCCAGTCAATGTCTATGGCATCCGCTGAAGCCCAATATAAACTTGAAGAAGTTGTAGACGCTACTATTCCAAATAGAGCAACTGTGATTGAGGATTCTGTAACTGTAGTCGCTAATAAAGAAGAAGACTCAGTTGTAATCCGTGTCGTAGAAGACATCGAGAACATGACTCTAGGAGTAGGAAACTTCTATAGCTTTAAGGCTGGACAGAAGTACAAAGTGTCCAAGCACGTAGCCCAACACCTACAGGAAAAGGGTTACCTCGCTGGAGTTATCTAGCATTTAATGGGCGAATCAGCGGGCACACTTAGGTTTGCCCGCTTTTTCGTTACTATCGTTAGGAGTAGTTAGTGGCCCTGTTGTCAGACCTGATTTCTAGGACTCGCTTGGAGTTGGGTGACCAGCCAAAAGAATTCCAATTCACTGCAACAAGTGATGGAACTACTACCGCCTACTACTTAAATAATAAGCCTGTAGACCCATTTACTCTTTTAGTAAGAGTTTCTAGAAACTTTGTCCCTGCCCCTACTGGCTACAAGCTAGAGGTTGATACAGGGATTATTAGATTTTTAAACCCAATTGCAGTAAACGAAGTCCTGACTGTTAATGGAACTGCATACCGCTACTTCTCTGATGCAGATATTACTCGTTTTATTAATACAGCTATTGAGCAGCATACCTATGAAAGAACAGACGCATACGGTAGCCGAGTTACTATGGCAACCCTGCCTGCGGTAGAAGAGTACCCAATCGCTATCCTAGCTACCATTGAAGCCCTTTGGGTTCTAGCTACAGATGCAGCATTTGATATTAATATCACCGCCCCAGACGGCGTAGTAATCCCACGAAGCGAACGTTATGCTCAGTTGACAGGCATGATTGCTCAACGTCAAGAGCAATATCGCTCTCTATGCGCCCAGTTAAATATAGGCCTATGGCGTATTCAGGTTGGTAACCTGCGCCGCGCCTCTAAGCGTACTAATAAGCTTGTACCTATCTACATGCCACAAGAGTTTGATGACGGCCGTAAGCCAGAGCGCGTGTATATACAGAACGACATGATTGGTCGACAGACCTTCCCATCCACAATCCAGGTGCAAGATTTAGTTATGAATCAGGG